CTAGCGACTGCTGATTGCTTCGTTGATGATGCGCACCCCTGAAGCATCCAGACACACATTAGTGTACACAGGAACTTTAATAATCTTTGTAACTTGTGCTTGTCGTTCATCTTGTTTTACCTCACTCTTCGCTTTCTGTTTCTCGTATTCTTGGCTGGCTTTGTTAGCCGCCTCCTGCTGTTTGGCCAAAGCTGCCTGATACTGCCGCCGAACTTCTTCCGCGCCCTTGCTATAGCCTTTCTTGTATTCCTTGCTGCCGTAGCTAAGTGCTGCAAACAACACCATCAAGGCAAGCAAAGCCCAAGCTCCTACAGCCATGTAATTAATGTTTTTCATTGCAACACCTCAAAATGCGGTAAATCTTTGGTTTTCTGCCAGTTGCCGCCCCAATTGATTTTTATACCCAATTCTGCCGCTGCCTGTTTCATGGCTACCGCGATAGCTTCGAACTTTTTAGGATCAGAATCTTTCATATTTAATGGATAAGGGTAAATATCAACAGCGCGGCCGGTTGCATGTTTACTGGCTAATGGTGTGCTAACCCACGTAACCTTTTTTTCGTTGGGTCGGGCGTATTTAGGGTCAATTCCTTTTCTGATGCACTCACTGGCGGTACGGCCTTTGCCATAATTAATTGAACATTGTTCTTTACTGCGTTTACCCTCAACAACAGTAAAATCCTGTTTGGTGATTTCAATGGCTCGCTTAACCACCTTAACCAGATTAGCATCTACTCCTTGCAGGTTGTTTAAAGAACGTTGGCTTAATTTGTACATAATTCCATTTCCTATATGAAAAAAAAAAGACAGTCCAGAAAATGGCTGTCTTTTTGATTGAAAAATTAATATTACTAATCAGTATTTTACAATACAAAAAACTGCAGGTTTGCTGCAGCGTGAATTGTTTGTTGCATGAATTTTATTAATGTAAAAATCACCACTATTTAATCGCGCTGATTATTTCAGGCAGTCGCCATGCCAGCACAAGTAACAGTAAAATCATTGCTGCTGCCCACATCGTTTTGCGCAACTCTTTAGGTGTAAAATTAATCGCTTCCATATAAACTCCTAGATACTTAAACGTAAATCGTTTATCATTAGCCATGTTGTTTAAAGCCTCATTTGAATAACAAAGCCCCCAAGGAGTTCGAGTCCCTGAGGGCAATTTTTTATATTAAAAAAGCCTGCATTTAGCTGGCTTGAAAGTATCGTTTTGAGAATAATATTCTATGAGGCGTGCGCGCCAACTTTATATATATCTGTAACCAAATCTTGATTAATAGTTTCACCTTTTTCACGTCTAAAACACGTCCATGATGATCTACTAATACCTTTAGATATCCCATTACATAATAGCGATTTAATCAATAAGCCGATACAATAAACAATAGATTTTCTAATCATATATGTGACTGCAATAAAAGCTGATTGTTTTAAACAGTTATCTAATTTTTCTTTTTGTTCTTCACTTAATGTTTTAGACGTTTGATTATATTTTTGCATGAAGAGATTGACAGTACTTATTTTTTTATTCGCTATAGCTTTCTGAAACTTTTGAAAACGATAAATATCTAAATTCTCAGCATATCTTAAATACCCATTTAATAAGGTACGTACAAGTTGATAAGATTCATTATCAAAAGATATGTTACCTGTAGCAGCATAATTAAACAATTCATCTCTTAATTCAAATATACCCATGCGGTAATATTCAAGCATGGCCTTTTTGTACTGCTTATAAATAAGAGAAAATACCACTAGTCCTACTAGTGTTATCAACATATAAACAAAGAAAAGTGGGCTAAACATCGCGCTTGTCCTCCTTTCGAGTTGAACCATCCTTATTTAAATACGAGCTAGACCTATTTTTGTCAATCAATTTTTCTAAACTTACAATCCTTTCACTCATCTCTATTACTTTTCTTTTTCTTAATTGCCTTTCTATGATAGCCCATAAAACTGCAAAAATCAAAAGTATAAACAAAACTATAATTACATATTTATATACGTTTGATACTTTTTCCGTGGATGTAGTTACAATTGCAGACAAATTTGCAATTGTGGTTTTACCAGCTAAGAAATAAACACACCCTGTAATACCTGCACAAATGAAAAAGCACCGAAGAGTTTTAAAAAATGAACTAATAAGTAAATAACGATAATGTTCTTTTTGTAATTTTAATTGTAAATCGCTATTAGTATTTGATTTTTTTTCAGCTTTTTTCTTTGGCATATACCCTGCCTCCAAAATCCTTATATTTATTATACACAATTAAATAAACATATCAATACATATCGATATATACTTATACATAATTAAACTATTTATCAATAATTCATTCTTAATGTGAAAGCCAGCACTAGGCTGGCTTGAATCTGTTACAAAATCAAATAATAAATTTGTAGCTTTTAATCGGACTAGGAGGGAAATCTCTTAGGGCTAGGCTGAAAGCTACTGAGGGCGTCTATTTATCGCTGTAATGTCCTTTGCATTGGATGATTTGGCAGCGATCATCAACTATCCTGTAAACTAGTCTGTTTTTATCATCTATACGTCTACTCCAGAAGCCTGACAAATTTTCTCTAAGAGTTTCTGGCTTGCCTATACCCTCGTATGGATTACGGGCTATATCATTTAAAAGCACATTAATTTTTTTTAACGTTTTGCGATCTTGGTTTTGCCAATATGTATACTCCAGCCAGCTTTGTGGTGTGAAGTCAAAGTTCATTTTGCAATTCATCCAGTGTTTTGCTAATCACCTCACCGGTGTTCAGTTGCGCAATAGAAACTTTCAAAGCTTCCTGATTTTTGGGGCTGTAGAATGGGTCTAAGTCGGGTCGGAACGGGAATCCTCTGTCATTAACCATTTGCTTTAAAAATACTCTGACAGCCGTTGTTAAATCCATACCTAAATCATTAGCAATCTGCTGCGCCTCGTCTCTCAGTTTGTCATCTATGCGTATTTGTAAATTTGCCATATATAGTATCTTTTAAAATCATTGTTCATTCATTTGTATCTCATTACTACTGTAATATTATTTTAGAAATTTCGCAATTGAAATGAATGCGGAATTAGGTTTTTCGATTATGGTTGCTCATTTCTCCGCTGAAACCTAATCTTAAATTTTGCTACGTGTTCAGATATTAAGCCAGTATTAGGCTGGCTTAATTTGTACATTTCAAAACCTTTCATATATAAAAAAACCAGCCGATGGGCCATCAGCCGGCATGGTATAAATTAATATAATTCAATTAATTACAATCAAAATAACCGCAAAAACAGGGTGTAGCCGGCATCCTATGGGCCACCTATTTCTGCCCGTCGTCTGTATCACCAATCATCTTTTCTGCCCTGTTACAAACGGCATTGATCAGCTTTTGCGCCATCTTCGGTGCTGTGGCTTTGAATGCGTCTAGTAGAGAGGTGGAGGCCATGCCAGCAAATACACCAGCACCGGCAAATAGCCATGGGTGGTTCTGTGTGAAGAAATATTCTGTTAATGCTGCCGCAAAAACCATGCCTATAACGATGAATGTAACGGTTAGTACTGTTCCATAGCGTTTGTAATCAGACACCACCAGCGCACCCAGAAAGCCACCAGCAAGGGCAAAGCAATTGGCTAATGTGAAAGCTTCGTTCATCATTCACCGCCTTTTTTGTCTTCTACCTGTTTGGTGTGTTTGATTAGGTTCCTGCCGGCAAGGGCGCAGATGATGGCAATAACAGGATAGGTGGTCATGCCTGTAGACAAAGGTGGGTATGCTGCGATAAATGCTCCGGATATAACCACCCAGATTAATGCCGACCAAATCAGGAAACAGCCCGATAAAATATTGCTGCGGCTGGAATGAAAAAAGGCAGCAAATAGCTGCCCTGCTGCCACAATTACCAGAATGGCCACGAATATCTTAGGATGAAGATGCAGGAATTTTTCGTATAAGTCCTCTTTAATCATTTCTTCGCCATGCAATGCAAATACTAGTGCAAACCCCAGCATGGCAAATCCGCTTAGTACTTCGATTATTCGTGTGCCGGTACCAAATAACCAATCTTGGCATTTATCCGGTAAAAAGCGTAAATCAAGCAACCAGTGCAACCACTTAAATGCTTTAAGCATGATTTGTTTACTCCATAAAAAATGCCCTCTGCTGAGGGCGTGCATTTTTAGAAATTTGTAATTCTCCAGATTATTCATTTGGCTCCGATGGCAATTCAGAAATTAAACCTTTCTGATACTTCAATAAAGCAGCTCGATACTTCCGCCAAGCAAGCAATCCCTTTTCTGCTCCTGTGCTTTCTTCTTCGGTATCAGCAAAATCAATCATATCTTGATATGCTGCTATTTTGTCAGTAGCAACCGATAGCAAGGTATTAATTTTCGCTTGCCGCTCATTATCTAACTGTTGCTGCTTTTGTGCCTCAGCTTCTGGCGACATAACCCATTTATTTTCTTTTTCTGCCCAATGATGAAAAGAATCAGGGCAAGGGATAGTGGTCACTGTTTCCGGCAATTTGCCCGGCTCACTGATTTTAATTTCTTGTCCGGTTTCCTTGCTGTATACCGTTTCGCCTCGATGGTCTTCGATATATTGCCATGATTCACCAGTCCACTGCGCGATATAACCAGCCTTAAATTCGGGCTCTGTTGCCTCGATGCATAACCTTGGTATTAGATAATGGCCATTACTTTCTAATGGGTCTAAATCTGCTGTAGTCATACCAACAAAGTAGTTGTTTTCGTCAAGCTGACATACAGGAATAGTGGGAGCATATATTTTCATTTTTAATCCTTAAATTTTGATACAAGCTAGTAATGCGATATTGCGTGGTCTGGTCATCGTGAAAAAATTTCTTGAATATGCTGGCTTCTGATAGGCATAAGGCGATGAGTAAAACCCTGTTGGTATATCTCCGACCCATTCATCGCCAAATTTTCTTGCTGAATATGTCATGGTAACTACATCAAAAGTATCTGGCGCTACTGGGTCATCATGACTAATAGGAGTACCAGTCTGCCACTTGCCAAATGTTCGTCCAGAATCTATACCTCTCCCGTCATCCCAGCCTCGCAAGAACTCGCCTCTTAAATCGGGTAAATTAAATGTGTTTTCCCCGTCTCCTGCACCAAATGTAGTACCAATGGCTGCGAACAAGTTGGCGTAAAGTGCACGGGATACGGCGGCACCATTAGCTTTTACCCAACCTACAGGAGCCGTTGACATGGCGAAAAACTGTACGGCACCGGCTGGTGTAGCATTAATATCTGTACTGCCATCAAATTCAACTCCGTTGATTTTGCACGTCGCTTGTAGCTTTGTAGCTGTATCTGCATTTACACCAGCACCAGCCAGAATCGTCCAGCCTTTGGTGTTTTGGTTAGGGTTATTGGTATTGTTATCGCTGGTTGAAATAAATAACTTGGTATTATCATCTGAAATCAGGATAGCTCCGGTTTGGTAGCCGCCAAACGAATCGGAATAGTCCTTGTCAAAATAAAACAAGCCACCTTTCTGTAGATGTACTGTGGTATCAGATAAGGCGTTAAAGATGCCGTTAAAGTCCATGCCTTTCGGTGGTAATCCTCCTGATTCGACTGGCTGCATGGTAACGTTCGGAAAGCCGTCGCTCCACGTCGCGTCTTCGGGGTCTTGCCCCACCTGTCGTGTGTCATGAATGCTGTTTTTGCTGCCGTTTACAGCAAATGGACGTGGAATTAATACTGGATTTTTACTCATGCAAAACTTCCTTGGTTAAATGGTTGAAAACCCGTTCCGGAAAAACCAAAAATCCCCGTTGGTGGGGATTCTCGGTAATCAATTAATACACCGCTTGGTCGAGGCAATAAGCCTAAGTTGTAAATGATGTGGCGTTCAAATTTGTTAGGGATAAACTCAAAAAAATACCGGCCTTTCATATGTCCGATAATTAAAAAGTACACGCGTTTATCTGGGAATACTAGGCGCAGGTATTTATTGATATTTGGCGCGGTGGCATTAAGGATATTGGCCGCCGCTTTAATCATAATCAGTGTGCGAAAACGTTCATCTGATAATCTGTATGCACTGAACCGCGCGCCCGCCGAACTAAATGGCTGGCTATTAAACGGTTGAAATGATTGCGGGCTAGTTTTAAAGCCGAATGCTTCAACATCGTCTGGCGGGATGCTGATATTGCGATTTACGCCAACAATCCGTCCCCAGATATCCAGTCCAAATCCCTGCGCTGTTTTTATATTGAATGCAAGCTTATAAAAATCAGCAATTGATTTTGCCGGGTCGATGCAATCATTAATACTGGCAATCAGATTGCAGATAATCGGGCTGTTTGCGTGCTGCGACATCAATGTATCTTGGATATTTTTCATGCGATTTTTATCTGATAAATGGTTGTAGTCGGAAATTCATCAACGCCCATATTGAGTATATCCACCCATTCTGTGTCATTTTTGCTGATGCGCAATGAAATAACACTTAAATGAGGGATTGCGGCTGCTACAGGGCAGATAAACTTGGAGGCAATAACTGGCTGCCCTATAGCTGCTTTAGTGGCGCCTGTGGCAAACCCTTTGGTAATCGCAGCTTTTATCGCTTCGCTGTCCTGATGGGATAATGAATCTTTATCATCAACCGTTACCTGAAAAAAAACCGGCACAATGGCCGGCCGTAAAAATTTAACTGTATAGGTGGGTGGTCGTACGGGAAAATTCTCTGTATCAGCAATAATGCATTCTGTATTGCCGTTAAATGAACAACCCGACCCTGCCTTGTTTAAAATGGTGCGGGCTATTGCTTCATCATTTCCTCCCACTACCGACACAAGGATACTGTTGCGAATAACCGGATAATTGGTTACGCCTACGTTAATCGTCTCATCGGTCGGGTTGTCAATTACATAAACATCCTTTACATCAGGCAAATCAGCCACCGCGCCATATGTTGAGGCATTGGTGTTTTTGCTATTGATGGCTACTGATGCGTGCCGCCGTTTTTCGAAATCAACGCGGCTTTCTTCGTTCACGCCAGCAATTGCCGCATAGGGATTGGTAATCCGGTCTAGTCCGGCAATTGCTTTTGGTATGGTTGTTATCGTATCCGGCGCAGCATTAATATTCCCCGAAGTTGTGCATTGAGCCTGTGCTATGGCTTTACCATCGCTGCCGATAACCGTTTTATGGGTTATTTGCCACGTATTGCCATTATCGTCATTGAACGATGTTCCTGCTGCAATGCTTGTGCCCGCTAAGCCAGTTAGTACTAACTCAACGCTGGAATGTGTTGCCATTTTGCGGGTCATGAAGTAAATATAGCCCAGTCCGTCCTGCCATATCCCCTGCGCGTAACGAGGGTCAAACTGGTTTAACAAGCTGATCATCTGGTTGCGCTCGTCTGTGATGATGGCTGCTAATGATGTGACTAACTGTCCTTGTGGGGTGTTCATGGCTGTATTTAAATCTTTGCCAAATGCCGCTTTAAACATATCCCACAGCCCATCAATCACTTCATCTGTGGAAGGGGCTAAAATGCCGTTATCGGTTATCTGTAATTGTGGAATGCTCATAAGCCAATTGCCCCTGTCTGATTTCTGTCATTGGTGAATTTAATCTGCCCGCGCACTATCCGGTCATTTGCAAGATACAACTCCGGCAGTGCGGTTAATACGCCCGGCACGCTTAATGCGGCATCCTGTAGATATTTGCGGTACAACGCTAAGGGATAGCGCCCATTGCCAAGAATCTCTGTTAAATAAGGAATTCCCTCTTGCTGATTAAAATACATATCCTGCTTCATTGTCCGGCAGGCACTGGCTATATCCTGCGCTTGTTGGTAGGCGCTTTCAGCCACGGCGATATTGCCATTTGCGTCCAGTGCTAAATCCCAACTATCAGGCATTAAAAATAATGTTTTCATGAATTGGGCTTCCCTGTGTTACCCCCGCCTGTAGTTACGCCTTTATGGGTGTGATTTTTCAGGCTGACAGAACCTGCTTTTACGTCCCCGTCTGAGCTGATGCCTGCGCCACCGGTAAACTGTGCGGTCTGGCTGGCATTAACGGCAAAGCTGCCGGTTTGGGTGGTTACTGATGATGCCTGTAGCTTGATATCTGGTGCCTCTAAAGTAATTCCTGTGGGTGAATGTATAACGATGCCATCGCTGGCAAATTGCACGTATTGCGCCGGCGTACCATTCAGAAAACCGCCAATATACAAGCCATCATTCCAATCATGCTGTCTGCGGCTGGCTGGTGCCGATTCTGCTTTATTGCGCTTAACTGCGGATATATCCCGCGATGCAAATGCGCATAAGCCTATGTCCCCGACTGCTGGGTCGCAGATAATCGCATTCGCGCCACCCTGTAGCCGGAAATAGGGCACGCTGAATATTCGACCAACCGGATAGACATTACCGGCACCATCAAGCATCTGCACTAATGGCTGTACATCCACTTCTCCTACAGGACTGACGCCAGTGCCAGAAACAGCCATTACTTTCACTACTGTAATGGTCTGGATTTTTGACATTAGATTTGTTACTACGGCGTTAAATTCAGCAGCCCCACCCAGTGAATGATTAATATTGAGATTGCTAATTTGTTCGTTGTTATTTGCTGATTGCAGCATCTTGACTGTCCCTCCATGTGGCTGCTATTTCACAATACCAGTTACCATCCGGCTGATTGGCTTCTAAGCTTTTGTACATCCCATAAATCCGCCATTCGCCATTACACACTTCGACGATACTATCCTTGATTTTGCAGATACCACCAAAGCGCAATAATGGGTCATATAAACACTTAAATGTCACGCCACGAATATCAGGTGTGGGATAGCCAATCAGGCCTGAGGTTGGTGTAATTACCGGAATTTTTAGATTTCTTGAACCACCCTTTGGTGTAATGGCAATGAGCCGGTTTTCAATGTACATATCTAGTTTATGAGCCCGCTCCAGTGCTCTTAGTTTGTCCAGATTCGAGCCGTTCAAGGTAACGTTCTGTACTTTGATTGATACGCCATTGTTTTCAAGCTGGTAGCCCATATCGTCACAAATCTCTTTGAAGATATCAGCCACATCAATTTCACCTTTGTGCTCATATGGTTTTTCTGGCTTCGCGCTTTCAAACGCTGCCGCCTGTGATTCAATCACCAGACAAACATCAGGCGCATTAGAGAAGTCAGGATAAGCAAAGGTTATATTGCCCTCAAATTCGTTAAGTAATTTATCACCCTCATCACCAACCTCAATTTTTACGCGATTCATCAATGCGCCCATAGTATTCCAGCGCACGCGCAAGAGTTTGGTCATTTTCTCCATCGCCAGCCCATAAACACGGATTTGCGCGGTAGGCATGACTGCACCATAGCCATACATGATATCGCACGAGACACGAAAGCCCGTGGCACTCATCTGATTAGCCTTGTCCATGAAAACAATCTGTTCGCCTTTTTCGTCTTTACCTACCAGTAATATGGTTACTTTAATCTGCTTACGCTTCATCGCTATACACCAAAAGAAACCGGCCATTCAGGCCGGTATAGGTTGGATCTGCATCGCCATTGGTATCGATAAACACCAGATTTTTTGTGATTGGCGTTTTATTCAGGCATATGCGGTTATGTATTATTACCCCATCCTTACTATTCTCAATACTGGCGTACAACCGTCCCAGACGGGTAAATAATGAAACAAACCAGCGTTTATTAGCCATGACAAAAGAAACAGTTTGGTTAGGGTATGTATCAAGTGGAATTGTCACAATTGTCATTTAAATAATCCTTTCGCACTACTCACAATCTGAGAAAGAAGCGATTCATTAACTTTTCCCGGCTGTTTTTCGCCTCCGTCTTTGGGTTTTGCATCATCCGGATTTTTAACCTCTTCGGTGTCGTACTGCACCACCACTTCCCGCACTTCCTCTAAATGCAGATTAACCTTAATCAATTGCGCACCATCCGACGCCTCTCTTGCTGTGTCATACCCCGTAATACAGGCATTGGTGTAGACGTATTCAGGCGTGATGATATGAAATTTAAGCGTACTGGCCGCCAATGTTTCAATCTGTCCGATAAACGCGCCACGCATTAGCGTGCCACCTGTTCCTTTGGAGAGCTGAACGGTGGCTTTGTACGGATTGGCCACTTTGTTGTAACAGGCAAATGAGCCTTTTTCTACCGGTGCCTGCGCTATCTTGGACGTATTGTTGTACTTCATGGAAATCACGTTATCAGCCAGCAAAATCGGGATGCCATATTCATTGAATACGCCCCAGTAATTACCAAACACAGCATTAATCAATGCTGCGCCTCCTAAGCTGATTAAGGCATTTGTGCCTGCGGTATTGAGCCCTTTGAAGTTTGGCACGTTCGGAATACCCTCAATTGGCAGCATACAACCTCCAATAAAAAAGCCAGCACTAGGCTGGCTTGAATCTGTTACATAATCAAATAATAAAGTTAGGGTGCAACTCTTCAATAGGCACATCTAGTCGTGAATTGCTGCACTCACCGTCTATTGCTCTCATCCGTTTTGCTAATTCCAGTAAGTATTCAGCTTGTTGCTTTGTTTGCATCCGTAATTTTTTAAACACATCCACATTGATACAGTTGTAACCATTTATATTTTCAACATGGGTGGCTATGCTGTTTTTAACTATCACCAGCCATCTCCCATCTTTGTTAATGTTAGGCAACACCTGTCTATCGGTAACAGCAGGTTTGAATAGCTCCGGTGCATCTGGCACGCTTTCCAAGTATTTCAGTGCAGCAGTGTAGTGCTCTACCGGCATGGTTCTGTAGCTGTCTATTCTCAGGTAAGCATGTAAGCCGGCATATATCTTCTGGTACGATTCGCCTGTACGCTGGCTGCGCTGCTCAACTGCCAACTGTATGTTGTCGGCTTGCTCTTTGCTGATTAGGTGGTTAATGGCCACGTGATGCATCTGCAACCGGTGCAATCTTTCGGCCATGGTATCAAAGGCATTGATATAGGCAATTTTAATCGCCATCGCCTCTTTGCCAGTAAATCCCATTACCAGCAACATAAAGCCGTTTTTGGTGAGTTCGTAGCCTTTATCTTTTAGAATAAAGCCAAGGTTGTTTTTTCGCTGCTTTTCGGTCGGCTTAAAATTAAGCTTTCCGAAAAAATCAGGGACTTGCGTGCGAATTTCCTCAATTCTAGCCAAAACGTTTTTATGCTCTTTACCAAAAGCTTTAGCTACAAATTCACTGGTTGTTACTGGTTCAAAATGATTGATTTGAACGAACTGCTCAAAGTCGATTGCAACTGTGTTCATGATAGATTCCTTACAATTTTACGAAATGCCTAGATAGGCGGCCAAGAGGTTCGTAGGCCTTGTAAGTTGGCTGGAATTATTTCCCTTGCGGGTATTGTATTCTTCACCCTCTCGGCCATAAAAAGGAATCACATGTCAAGGAGGATAAGTAGACATGGAGATTTTACAGGCACAAAAAAATCACGCTAACGGGGTGATTACCGCTTACATATAAGGCTACGACACCTCATAAATCAATCATGCCAATACTAAATTAGTTTGTCAACAAAAAAGCAACTCAATAATAGAGTTGCTTAAAAATTTTTGTTAAAAATATATTTGATTTTAGCTCAGGGCAAATCTTTTTATTTCAGCAGTATCATCCTTGTTTACCAACTCAATCCCTGCATTTCTTGTATCATTGATTATCAGATCCAAAGCTTTTTTTTGAGCTGCACTCTGATCTTGTGCACTTTCAAAAGGAAACATTATTTTGGTATCCTGTTCAATAGAAGAAAAAGCTCTAAGTCTATTAATGATAGAAATCCATTTATCAGATTTCTGTATAATATCGCTAGAATTATCCTGTCCAAGATATAAAGGTTTGATAATTTTAATTATTTTATCTTCCTGCTTCTGAACCATTGGGAAATTCGCACAGTACTCGGCATCACCAATTTTTGTCTGAACAAAAGGGGATGCTGTCTGTATATCTTTAATCATATTTTGAATTTGCTTTGTTAATAGCTCTTCATGCTGCTCTTTAGCAAAACTATGTTCCGCAAAATAACTAAAGAGACGATCCAACTCCTTTAGTTCATTTATTCCTGTTGTAACACCTATGTCGCTTGTGCAAATAATTGCATCTCTAGGTCTGGCTAAATGATCAAACAACGCTCGGAGCATTTCTGGATTTTTATCAGAACTACTTTCTAAATTATTCTTTATTCTCTCTAACTCATCAGAAAAAGATTGAATCGCTTGTTTATAGACTTTGGCATCAAAATATTTAAAAAATCTACTTAATCGCTGATATTTATTTTCTAATTTATAGTTAAAAAAACCAGTTCTAGGGCAAATTAAAATAATTCCGACATTTGCAAATTCGCGAGTCTGAACATAAGGCATAAAGCGGACGACTGCAAAACGCATTGCTAGCTTATTCAAGTCAGTCTCCATAATTGTCCATTATTTAATCTATTCAACGTATCTAGGGAAAATTGAAAATTATATTCTGTTTTCAAATCTCTCTCGTTATTCAACCAGCGCCATTCAGGGGGAAGATTATTACACGCATTCTGATATGCGCGCAATGCAGGGATTAAACAATCAATTAGCTCAGATTGTAAAACATAATCTGAAATTATGCTTAGCATGGCATCTCTAAATATATGATTTTCTAAAAATTCACCACCAGTCAACTCCTTATCAAAAGCTAAATTGTGATCGATAACCACTATTTTTTTGCTGGTCGGCTGATAGAGCAAATTTGGGTTTCCACGTGTTCGATCGCCATTTTTTATAAGCCAATCAAAAGCAACAATCTGTTGCTGAATCTCAATAGGAATGTGTTTAATATTTGCTTCTTCAAGAAGAGTTACATGATGTACAGTTTGTGAACCAAAACAATATCCTAACCCTATTTTTTTCTGTTGATCTGATAATTCTTCAAAAAGATATTCTGGCACATCCAACAAACTAAATTGCGCTATTGGTAGTCCAATCGCAGCAGCCATATTTGCACAGAGCCATTCATTAATCTGACTGGTTCTTGTTGATCGTAAGCCTTTTGCGTAATACTCGGTATCGTCTTCAGCTATACATCGATATGGTTCAGACATTCCTTGCTCGGAAATATCTGTGATAGTCTTTATTACCTTAGCAGACAAATCCTATCTCCCTACTTTACTTTATTAATTCAAATTGCTATGTGCACAATTATCTGTTTATCTTAAAGAGATCCTGAATTGCTAATTTTATTTTATAGCAACTCTACTGATATTTCAGCATAAAAGTCGCTATTCCAAATAGCTAAAAATTAATCTGTGATATAAAATCAACAACTTACAAACAATAAAAAATTCCACTCGAAAGTGGAATTAAACAAAAGCGGTGTTATTAATATAATTGTCTACTCATCCAAGACAAGGATATTGTAACTAACCTATGCCTCTGAGTAAATCAAAAAACCACTCCTAAGAGTGGTTGATTGCGTTACAGAATCAAATTCTAAAACAAGTTATCAAGCGATTTTGCCTCGCTCTTGCCTTTATCCTCATCTAATTTTTTCAAGTCGCTATCTTTTCTAGGGTGCCTTTCAATTACTTCTTCCTGAATGGTATTGGGAGGAGGTAGATTAATCGGTGCTTCAGATGTTTCTTTCTTGGAAGATTTACTATCATGGTAGATAGAGTAGCCAATCAGTAAAAAACAAATGAAGAATATCCATTTTATTAACGTCCATAATGAAGATAAACAACCTTTTTTCTGAATCTCTTCGCTAGGATATGCATATCCTAAAATATCTGCTCGCAGTCTCTGATACTCAGAATCAGAAAGATTTCCATTTATATACAGCTTTTCAAGTTTTTCCAGTTGGTTTATCTTGCTAGCTTTCATATTCCCAGTCTCTTTCAGCTTTATTTTATTACGATAGGATAAGCCTGTTCCGGGAATGCCTAAATTTGTATATACACCTTTTCTGCCAATATTTAGACTGGCTCCACGCTTACCTATCGTTGCGCTAGTAATCCCTGTTTTGCCTACATTAATTCTTAACCAAGGAGCAAGCTTGAATGCTTTGCGATATCTCCATCCCATATCCTTTCATCCTTTGCGCCAAATAAATGCTATTCCGTGTCATTGACACTCCAAGTCAACACATTACTTGATTGTGTATTTTTGAATCTGGTCAGGGTGATTTCCCCAGCCTACCCACACATCTTTAACGGTAACTCTATTCCCGTTCAACGATTGAAACTGCATTACAAAAACGCGAGGAGGTGCACTTTTATTTTCTTGAACTTTTTCCACCAGTATAGCTGTATTGTCATTTAGCCACTTAGTACGCAATGACAAATCAGGCGAACACTCAATACCTTGCTCGCTATACATATTTGCAACCGCGCCATCTTTCGAAAAAGACACGCCAGCACAAGTTGCGCCATCAAACGTTAGTTTTTTGCCTGATACAGCAGTTTTAAAATCAGTAGCCATTACCAAAGATGGCAAAAGTAAGAGAGTTAGGAATAACTTTTTCATGTCATTGATGTCCCAAGCTGATTAAATGTGTAGTTATTTAATTCTTTCATCGCAGCTACAGCGTTACCGCTCACTGTACTTGATGAGGTTTTAACTTCAATTTTTGGTATATTAACATTAACTATTTAAACATTGAGTTGAGCTCGTTTGTTCTTTGTATGGCACGCTCATTTGCGCACTGCCGACCGTAAGCCTGCCCAAGTGCTCTGTCGGCCTTCCCTATGTTAGTAGAAATAAAATTACAATCTGCTTCTTTATATCGAACCCATAGCCGCTGAGCAGCAATTAAATTTTTTTTATCTTCAACATCAAGTCCTCTCAAAGCTTTTTGATATGCGCTTGCTAGTTGCGTTTCGGTGGTTTTGGTTTGTTTATTAAGACATATCCATGTTTCATCAGAATTTTCAGGATTTACGCAATTTGCAGCAAACGACAAACTTGGGAATATAACAAGCAAAAACAATAAATTTTTCATGTCATCGAAACTCCTAATTGATTATGAAGATAATTGTTAACACCCTTAATCGCAGCTACGGCATTGCCGCTAACTGTATTTGAGGCTGTTTTTACTTCTACCTTTTGAATAGTAACACTAACTTCCTTTCTATTGTCGTTGTTAGTAATAACGCCACTACTGGTTTGCATTTTTTGACTTTGAGAAACCATATTTAAAGCTTGCTGCGCTCCATTGCTTAACATTCCTTGTTTACTCATTGTTAAAGCAGTTTGTCTTTCCGCTGCATACCGTTTATATAGTGCATTTTTTACCTTATCACCTCCTGCTATCTTGGTGTGTTTTACATAATCCGCGCGAGCGTTATATAAAGCATTAATCTGTTCCTGTGCAGACATTTGTGCAAATTTTTCATTCTTTGCTGCTGAGGAAAGAATCTTCTTGACGCCTCCGTGGTTTATAGCGGCACTAAATATCGCCTCCCTTACTCCATTATCATCAAGCTTATACCCAAGATTTTTTGCAAACATTTGATTTGGTTTATAAAATTTCAATTCAGCCGCCTTATCCTGAGCTTTTTCAAAACTATCCCTTTCATTTTTAGCCAACTCTCTCCATTTTTGATTAAAAGCATTTGTGCCTGGCTTTAATCCAGAAAATTTCTTCGCGTACTCTGGATTAGCCTTGAAGAATAATGCAAGCCCACCAGTAACATCATTGAATTGATATTTACCATATGCCCAGCCTTTATTATCTCTATTTGCCGAACCAACTTTCCCTTCATATTTTGCAGATAAAGCCCCAAGCTGGATAGCAGTACTGGTGTTAGTGCTTTTAGCGACGGGTTTAGCTGCTGATTGTGACTTATTCGCAACATTTGCTTCTCTCTTGGCTGCTGTGGCATTTTCGGCTGCCTGAGGTGTCGCCTGAGGTGCTTTCTGTGCTGCAGTCTGAGGTGCTGCCTGAGCCTTGTTTGTCCCCCTTGTTTTTACTGGCAAATTAGCATCAACAGGTTTTTCAATACCATTTTGTTCGTAGTAATCCTTACCTCCATGCGTTAGTTTGTAAGCACTTTCACCAATAAAGCCGGCAATATCTTCTTTGTCTTCACCTGTTGCTTTGGCAATCAGCTCAATAGCCGAGTCTGAAATTGAATCTCTTACTGCTACGCCAAGCTTAATAAAAGACTCTCGCAATGATTCAACAAGTAATTTTGAGTCTTTAATCCCGTCCACGAATGAAGACCAGTTAAATAGGGATTTACCACCATCCACCCATGTTTTGTAATCGTCATAAAGTAAAACAAAAGCAGCGCCCAAAGCGGTAATGGCAAGCGTAACTGGGCTGATGGCTGCGCCCAATAGTCCAAATATGCGAATTAGTGGTGTGAATGGTGCGATAAAGCCCAGCAATGCACGCCCAGCACTCAGCAAAGTAGGGATTAACAACATCCCGATAACCACGGCTGCGACTTTAAATACGGTGGTAATTACTTTCTCGTGCTTTTGCAGGAATTCAAAGAAGCCATTTACTACTTTAATCAAGCTAATCAGTATCGGTGTTAGGGCATCGCCTATCATCTGCTTCATGCTTTGCCAGTGTGCATTTAGTATTGCCTGTTGCTTGGTTAGCTCTTTGCTGCGGGCGATTGCTTTTTCATCAGAATGGTACATTTGTTTCTGGATTGCCAGAATTTCCTGTAATTCTTTACGCCCAGAAACTAATGCATTGATGGTGCCATCATCAAAGCCCATTTTTTTGCCGATTGTGTAGGCTTGGTCTCTGGGCATTTTCTGGAATGCATCCGCCAAATCAAGCATGACATCGTCTAGCTGGCGAACCTTACCGGCATTGTCCACAACATTAACGCCTAATGCATTAAAGTATGGCAACATGCTGGCGTCACCAAACATTACCAGCCCGTTCATAGCCTGTTTAATGCCGGTTAAAGATGCTGTCATGCCCTCTGCTGAACCGCCAAAAGCACCGGCTGCACTGCGCCAGTCGGTAATGCTTCTGGTGTTCATGCCTAGCTGTCCAGACAGCTTTGATACTTCCATATTGGCGCGGGCGGCATCGTTAGCCAGTTTAAACAGCCCTGTTGAGCCGATAATGATGGCAAAAAAGCCTGTCAGCTCCTTTGTTACTTTGGCAATTGCTTCTCCAAATTTAGCAGTCTGCTCAATGGCATTATGCTGTTTTTTGGCTAGCTCATCATTCGCTTTTTCGGACTTTTTGGACGCTTTTTCAGTGTCGGTTAGGGACTTTTCGAGCTCTTTGTTTTTCTTTATCGCTTTCTCTGCTTCGGAAGCAAATTTAGAGTCAGCAAACCCCAGCTCGATAAGCATCTGCTCAACTACATTCGTTGCCATATTTCTGTACCAGTTGTTTGTTGTATTCGGTAACCTGATGCACTTCCAGAATGTTTAGTGCGTCTTCAAGGCTTAATACGGTGTCCAGTTCAATATAAGAAGCCAGCCCGGACATGATGACCTGACTGGCTATATTTGATACGTTGACTGTTCTGGCCAATACGCCATCCCTGAATGGCAGCCCCGCCGCTATTTGCTCATATCTGGGGAACTGCCGTCGGTTAAAAAATCCAGATGCAGGATTAAGGCCTCTTTGCGCAGGGTGAACAATGTTTTTAAGTCTTCAATGTCGCCACCATCATCATTCAACACCAGCTCACGAGGCACACCACCTGACGGGATAATCTCAATGCAGGTTAGTAATTCATTCATCAGCTCATTGCCGATAACTGGGTCGATATTACCCAAAGCCTGCAAGGCGAATCTGGCCATACCCAACATGCCCTCGCTTGGGTCTATGGCTCCCGGGCTATCAATACCGCTCTTAGCCAGTGCAAATAATGCCTGTTGCGCCCATCTGTCTGCCTGTAGTAAGGGCATTTCGGTAATCTGGAATGTTTTGCCTGCGTCACGGCCTGAATCGATTGTGACTACTTTTGTTTTGCGTGCCATTAGTTAATATCCTCTCCACCATTTAGAACTAAGTTGAATTTGTACTGACTGCCTACTAGTAGTTTTTGCCCTGATGCCCCACCACTTTGGCTGATTAATGCGCCTGTGGCACTGTATCGTGTTTTGATAGATGGAATTTCAACCACAATATCAATCGGGCGCGTTTCCATGTTGGTATTAAAATCCTTGCGGATATTTTCCAGAATCGCGATAGATGGGCTATTGGCTTCAAGATGCAGCGTCCATTCAACTTGATGCGGCGTATATCCCATAGACTGCTTGCCATCCACCCCAACGCGAGCTTCACCGAGATTGGCATCACCAAAGCTCCATGCATTATCCGCTTGAAAGCTTTTTAAAGTTATGTAATTGTCGTAAACACCTTTGCAACGCAGCATCAAGACCGAGTTGGCTGAGGTGATTGTTAACGGATTATGTCCCATTGGCATGATTTAATCTCCTAAAGCTTCAAAATTGTTTAATAAGGGCTGTAACTGCTGTATATAAGACGTTATTTTTGTCTGGTTTATTGGCTTTTCAGTTTGTCGTTTGCGTAGAAGTTTGGCGGCTAGGCTCGCTATGGCAAATGACTGTTTTTCTGCTTCTAGCGCAGCCAACAATTTAGTCATTACTGATGTATTTAGATTATTGAGCATGGACTGCATGCAGTTAAATTCTTTGATATATGCCACTTTAATCTGCATAGCCTGTTCAGTGTTGTAACCCATCACCAGCAACATAAAGCCGTCTTTGGTCATCTCATACATTGGGCGAAGTTGGCCTTTACCATCAATATATTCAACCAATCCAAAATTGGATTGGATAAAAGAATCAGGTATTTGTGCTGTAATATTCTTAATATCACGCATTACATGGAAGTGTTTCTTCCCAAATGCACCAGCCACTTTAAGGCTATTTGTTTTCAATTCTTCACCATGTACAAATACTGAATTTTCAGGTAATTGAATTTGCATTGTTGTCTTTCTAATTCGTCTTGATTAAGCTGTTTGTTTGAAAAGGTCGAGCTGGTTAATTGCCGCTAGTTGCATTTCAAGTTGGCGTTTTTCTAGTTTGCGCTGATATAAGGCTTTACCTGCTGCACTGCCACGCGCCTCAGATTCAGCCTGCCGCTTTTTTAGCAGTTCCATTTCCTGCAAGATTTTTTCACGATTGGTAATGCCGGTAGTCCAGTACTGCCACAGCACTTCGTCGCATTCTTTCTGATAGCGAATGATGGTTTGCTTTTTATGCGGCGCAACTTTGTTGGGGTTAATAGTCATCATCCAACCAAAGAGTTTTCTCAATGGCAAACACAACATTGAACGATTTCTTTCGTCTCCAGCAACCGTGGTGATCTCCACCACGGTTGATTTAAACCTTTGTTTTATCTTTGTAAATTGACTCTTCCAATCAAGCCCCATGCCATCGACCACTGTACGCATGGCTATATAAGGTTCACCATCGTGGTTAATCACCATGATTTCTGAGCCAAGAAAATTTACATTTAGATATTCCATGTATAACTCCGGATGGGCGAAGAAAAGCCCGTACAGTTTGCACGGGCTTTTAGGGTGTTTTTGAGGAAGTTCCCCAATTTGAAATTAAGGGTTATTGCACGTTGATGGAAGCCAGATTAACGGTATGAACACTGCCACCGTCGGTGTACCAAAGTTTTAATGGCAAAGAACCGCGATTGCCGCGAACCTGTGCTGTGGCCTGTTGAATCAGTAAGCAATAGCCAGTTGTTTCAATCTGGCGCGCCGCATCAAAGCCTGCCTCATAATTAATCTGCGCCTTTTGCGCCTCAGACAGGTTTACTCCGCGCTGAATGCCGCCAAAGTTAATCATTTCTTTAATCGGGTCTTCGGCAGCGGCGCGGTGAATAGCAATACCCTCAGGGTTGTATGGAATAGCCTTGTAACTAATCAGCATATTCATAAAGGCCAATTGCAATTGGGCGTTGAAGTAAACCTGATTCAGGTAGGTATCTACCCAAGCAAAATCACCGCTTACTCTGGTATTGCGGAAGAAGATAAAGCGATCGTTTGCTGTAGCCCATGCGCCGTAATAGGCGTAACCATTGCTTTCCAGTGCTGTTGCGTCCTTTAATGCGGTAATGGAAGCAGCGATGCCACTCTGGCGTTTAAACTCCATAGTGGCACGGCCGTTCATTTCGCTAAAATTAATTGAAGCAGCGTAGCCACAAGCCAAGCCCGCCTGTTCCAGCGTGCCGTAAATCGCTGTAGTTCCGGAAATGGCGTTTTCTTTTAGCCAAGAGGCAAAGCAGTTGGTGTTGTTGGCAATTAGTGCAGTAGGTTCCTGCGCGTAGTACACAAACCAATAACGGGAGTTTTGTTTGCTGTTCCACTTGGCAAGGGCTTTCTGGGTATCAAGGCCAAACGTATTGCCAATAGTGGTAATGACGGCATAATTTAGGGTGTAACCTGATACCCGTTCCATAACTGAATCAGGACTGTCTGCCAGTGTGGCATTGTCTGCAATGGCTCCCATGCTTTCGGTAAGCTTTAGTGCCTCTGCTACTGAGCCTGCGGCAAATGAAATGGCTGAATTAGCCCCTTTGCTGCGGGAGCTGATAATAAAAGCCTGTAACTGGGTATCAAAGGTTACGTCATGAGTTAATGCGCTGCTGATTTTTACTGCGGCATCGCTAAAACTGGTAACGCCGGTTAAATCCACTGTGGCACTTACTGCCGTGCCGTCAATGGTTAAAGCCAGTTCGCCTTTTACGGTTTGCAATTCGTCTAACTGCATTGTCTTGACACTGGCACTGATTAATCGTGCACTTGTATCTTCTTTGTTGTAATGGGCAATAAACAAGGCTGATGGCTTAATGGTTGAGCCAACATAACCATCAAAATAGCACTGAGCGAATTTATACTGGTCGCTGCTATAGCCGTATACACTGCCAACATCGGCCGCACTGGCATACTGGTTAATCGGATAAATACTGTTGTCGGTTAAAACAACTGTATTCAAGCTCAAGGCTGTGCCACCAGCACTGATAACCGCTGGGTTAACGCGTACTATATTACTTGCTGGAATAGACGGTAACATAATGTTTCCTATGGGTTTAATAAATTAATAACTGGCATATCCAGATAGGTCTGTTCATGCTCAAATTCAGGGTTGTATTGCAGGGTTAATTCAACCATCCACCGCTGTTCATATCTTGATTGCTCATTAATAAAGGTCATTTGCATTGGGTCTTTAGCGCAAAGTGGCTGGCAAGAGGAAAGACGGGCGGTGGTGTAGTGGTTCTTCCACAGGTTGCATAGCTTTCGTGCCTTGTCTCCCGATTCTTCGCCGTAGAAATCTATCTGCATGGTGATTTCTACTGACTGCTGGACGATTGCTTTGTTTTCAACCGGTTCGTAATAGTTGGCGGCAACATCAAAGCTGTGCTCAAATAAAATGCTCATTACGATTGCGTTGTTGGGTAATGGCGCATCATTCTGATAGCCCTGAATAACTGAGCTTGGCGGGCAAGAAAAAAGCCCGAGCAAATAAGCCCGGACTTCTCGGTAAATCTGGTTGTGTGTCACTGTCGCCATAGCAGCACCTTGCACCATGTCGCATACGATTCAACCACTTGTTTAACCACCCAATCGGAGGGCTCATCCTCTCCATAAGCCGTAAACATAACGTGTTCAGCACCTTTGCCTTGAGAACGTCTTATCGCTGATATCTGCCCTGTTATGTAGGCATACATAAACTGCCCTTGCTGATTAATCAGATTAAGGTGTTCAAGGTCGGCCGTTGATATGCTTTGTGGCTGTATGGTGATTGGCTGTTCGGTAAAACTAGGGACAACCTTGCCGGAATCGTCCACGTCTGAGCCGGTGCTAATCTTTAACACAGCCTGCCGGTTCGGATTAACGCCAGCAATGATGCTATTAGCCATTCCTCTAAGATTCATCATCGTCTGATACCTCCACACCGATTGCGCGCGCCATCTGCATGGTGTCGCGTAAAGGGGCATCGCTCCCTTTCTTGGCAATTGTTGATTTCGAATTGGGTGGGTCTTTCCATGTATTTATCGACTCAACTAAATCACCTTTAATCATTTCGCCGGTTAGCCTTAATGCTTTCGCTACACTGTTTTGTTCAAGCAATTTTGGGGCACCATTCATCCACTTGGCTTTGTTTTGCCGGATAGTAGTACGAAAAAACGGGCGTGCGGGAATGTTGATCGTATGCGCTGGCACTGTATGCGTAGTAGCAAAATTAGCCTTGTTTCGCTTGACAAAACGACCATTGCGCCGGAAATCGCCTGTTTTTTCATTAATCAGGCGGTAGAGGGTTACTTGATGTTCTGGCACATGCACCTGTGCACCATACTCATTCCAGTAAGCTACTTGTGCGACATATAACGGTTCCCCGTCTGCTTTCGCATAGGTTGCTTTCTCAAATATTCCCACGCGCACCTTTTTGCCATTACAGGCTGCATATTTTCGTAGTGCATCAGCCAAGTTTCCTGTTTTCTTCATGCTATCTCCTAACTGGCATGGCAATGTTGGTGACGACGTATAGGAACGAGCGGTATTTGGCCGTTAATGCCCAATACTTAGCCCCGTACGGCGTCTGCTGATACCATTTATCCGACAGCGTTGCTTGTCCATTGTCTAATGATACAGACACACTACCCTCAGATGCACTTGCAACCCGTCCAACCGCTTCATTCCCCTCATTAATGCGCTGCTGCAATACTGCAAAGTGCGCCACCAGCAGGAATAATAAAACCTCGCGCTCGGCAAGGCTTTTAACACAGCTTTGTTCGGTGTTATTAAGCAGCATAGTGGCTTCAACAAAGTACATACTTAATTGCGCATCTGTGGCCTTCAGGCTTGGGTAGATATCCCTGAATTTATTAACATTAAACTCAACAACGCCACTCATAAATGCACCTTATTTCACTTCGTCGTTTTTCGGCTGTTCCAGCGGCTCGGTTCCAGACTTAGTTTTAGTTTTTTCGCCCGCCTCGGCTTTGACATCCTTTTTATTTGAATGCGCAAACACAAAGCCATTTTTGACTAAATCGCGGTCTTTATTTTCTTTCAGCCACGCCGCCCATAAATCAGCCGGCACATCTTCTGTAATGCCGTGTCCGCCTATTACAACAGATGAGTTATATCCCTTAATAACATGAGAGACATCCCCCACTTGCATAAAAAAGCCATTTGGCAGCTTGCAGCCGATGGCAACAGTTTGATTGCTCATTTTAAACTCCTAAAATAAAACCGCCCGGAGGCGGTTATGTATGACAATAATATTCACGATACCAACATACTGGCAATAAACAGTGGGCGATAAATAACCGCGCCAAGTGTTCCCTGTGAACGTTTTTGTTCCTGCCCAGATAGCCCTTGAATAAGCGGGTGAACGCGCATTTTTTCAGTAAAAGACGGGTCAATGGTCGGCAGACCCTCGTACTCGTCAACACTTAACTGAACTTGCTCACCTGCCGCTGTGGAATATTCTGGTACAGTAACAACTTTCAGATTCGGGAAGTTCTTGGTAATCTGATCTGACACATTGACGTTATACTGATTTGTTTTTGTCAACTCTGTCGACATCTTTGGAGAAATAAGCATCGTCATACTCGTAGAGCAGTCAATTAAGCCGCCCGTTTGAGCTACTAATTGTGTGAATAGTTTTTGGATTGAATCATAAACTCCTTGCCCATCCTTGCTATTCCACGGTGTATCGGTGATTGCCGGCAATAAGTTAGGGTCATTCAATAAGCCATAGTTTTGCAAACCGGCGACGCCGAAAATATAGCTCTTATTTTGAAACTTATTCAACGTTAGCGCGGCAGCAATCTGTTTTCGGCTAGCCCAATCCAATCGGGCTTGGCCAGCAATAGCCATCTCACGCTCACCTATGCGGATAATCGTCTGGTAGTGGTACGGCTGACGGACTGGATAGTTAACATTCACGTCGCTCATGGCATTTTCATTAAAATCACCATAACTGGATACTTCGCCAACGCTTTCAATGACAGGGAATTGAACAGCAGTTGATGTCCAGTCACCTTTTTTGGTCTCACCAAAGGCTTGCGCAATTTTCATAGGTTCGACCAGAATTTCTATAACTTTCGGGTCAACAAAAGTTGTAAACAATGCTGGAATCCCACCGTTTGGCGTAGTAATCAATGGCGAAGCATCCATTGCAATTTGACTTCTGGCTTTTACGTCCAGCTCAACAGGATTGTGACCTGTCATAAACACCACACCAGCGCGCTGCGCCAGTGCATCAAAATTCAATTTTGGCATTATGCCCTCCTGTTATTTAGTAATCTTAGCCAAAGAACCAGCTGTAGCATTAGAGGCTACGACAAATCCAGTATCTACCGTATCTGCTGGCGCGGTAGCCGCTGCGGTAACAGTGCCATCCGCAGTGCTGGCAAACACCTTTTGTCCAATCTCCGCCACGCCTTGGAAGCGCGCCCAGAAGTCACCTTTGTCATACAGTGTGACAATAAAGCCAGCCGGAATGCGCATGCTTGATTCTGCGAGATACTGGCTAATCAAAGCAGTGTTGTCACGCCGAACAAATCCCAAGACGCCGTTTTGGACTTGCTTATTTGATACCAGCCCTGTAGTGGCATCCGCCCATGCGAATACTCCAATAGTCACGCCATCAGCGCCTGCTTTAAGCGCGCCCTCACCAGCCAGTACGGTGTGATATGGGTTGGTTGATGCGAAATCACCTTCAACACCAACAGGCAAATCACGATTTAATGTCTTTTGAAAACTCATATTTATATTCCTTACTCTTATCGAAAGCGCGCAGTCAGCTTATCAGGCTCACTAAAAACAGATGAATCCATTGCCATTGCAGCCGGTTGTGACTGCTTGTTGATGAGGTCAACCATTGATTTATAGGCACTCGGGTGCACGCCTTTGGTATTAACGCCTTTCTGCTGTAAAGCGTATTTATAGACAGCTTCGGCACTGTCCATTGCTACTGCCACCACGCCAACCAAAGGCTTAACGTCTTCGCGCGCCTGCCACAGCGCATTGATGCGGGCTACTGCGGCAGCTTCGATAGCGTCTGCATCCATAGCTGGCTTGTTTTTTTCGCCACTATCCGGCTCTTCGTCTTCCGCTTTCTTCTCTTCATCCGCAGAATCTTCGTCTTCTGCCGTTTCTTCTACTTCGTCTTCATCCTCAGTCACTTCGGTTGCATCTTCATCTTCAGCTTCTGGGGATTGTGGCAGCACATTATCTGTCACGGTTTTAATAACACCCTCTACAATATCCGACGTGATATCGCCGTCCATTGCAACAATTGGTCTCAATTTGGCTGCTACAGCCTCAATTACACCTTTTTTCAACTTCATAGAACTCTCCATAAGTTCGATTGGTAAACCATCTGAAATAATCGCATCTCTACCGATGCGCCCACGCTCTACAAGTGCCACATGGTTGCCGTGTATATTCCGCATCACACCGTCATATCCGTGTCCATTAAACTCACCCGGAGTCATGTCGGCGGTGTAGGCATACCCAGCCGATAGCTCTTGTAACTTCCCGCTTTCGATTAGATCGATTGCATCCTTATCAAACACCCGAAGACTGGCATATACATCGTTTCCCTCCATATCAACATCTGTACCGATGCTGCCTACGGTTAAATCGTTATGTGGGTCGTCAGCACTAACTGGCGTGTGTTTGATTAAAAGTTGAACCCCTTTAAACGACGAAAGAGCTTTTTCAAGCTCTTTCGGGTCGCGCAGTAGGTTGTATATCTTGTCTGGTTCTAGGCCTAAGCTTTCATAATTAGGTACTTCTCGGCCAAAATACGGATTAACTGATGCTTTGGTTATAATGGTTCGCTCAACAATCAAATGCCCATTACCATCATATGAGCGCATGGATTTATCCATCGCTATGGCTTTGTCCGTCATGTGTCAATTCCCTCAATAATGCTTTTGCTACAGCAATTACACCCAATTTCCTTGCCGGGCTGCACCCATTTCCCATCCAGATACATGCCTTTACTCACATCAAACACCTTACCATCTGCCTCCAAATGGGACGGGCGAGGCACTTTACTGCGATGCGAGTGCATCCAGATGGCTTTGGTTATGCCTAATTCCCGTCGTTTAGCTTCTTCAATTACAGCATGTGCCTTTGAACCCTGATCTCTCGCAATAAACTCAGCCCTGCGGCTTGAAATTCCATAACTTTTTTTCAGGTCTTTTGCTAAGGTAGAAAGGTCGTAACCATTGGTAACGCATTGCCACACCTGCCCCTGTACACGGTCAAGGTACTGCGAACCAATGGATTTAATCAGCCTAATATTTTCTTGCAGCTCTGCCTGTAATGTATCGCGCTGATAAGGTGTAATTTGAAATCGCACTGTAAAACCAGCCTTGCGCATATGCGCTTTTAGCTGGCTTTCGTAGTTTGTAATAGTCTTGTTAATGAATGAGGCTGCAATTTCTGGTGCTAATTTATCCAGTTTATCCAACCATTTAGATGACAGATAATCCACCACATGGGCGACCCAGTCAGATATGCCATCCATTGCCATATTGGCCTTTTCTCGCTCTGCCTGCTTACGAAATTCTTTAACCAATGTCTGGTTAATATCCGTTGAAATTTTGCTAAGCAGCTTAAGAATGGCTTTTTTATATCTGTTACTAATCCCGACATTAGGCCATATTACCGGCAATGTCGCTGGCTTCTTCCTGATTATTGCCATTGTTTAAATCCCATCCGGGTGGTTCGGGAACATCTTCGACATCTATCCCGGAATAATCACCACTTTCATCTTTGGCTAACCGCTCGCGTATTTCCTCGGCAGCCAGAACGCCAGCCTGCACATAAACCGCATCAGCATCTGCCTTGGTTTTGGCAATAGTGGCTTTCTGCTCATCATTCATTTGCTCAAGCGGGCTAAACTCAAACACAATCTGTTCATCAATTTCACCAAACAAGTCGAGCTGCACCAAATTCAGAATAGTTTCAATCTGCGGTCTTAAATGCGCTTCCTGCAGGGAGGCTATGTAGTCGTTGTATACCCGTATTTCACCCTCGCTATTGGCATTCAATCCGCTTGGCGTGATTCCAAGCAGCTTAACTAAAGGCGTATGGCTCGGCCCCGCCATCTGTTCTTGCGCTTTCTGCATTAAATTATCTAATGTAGATAGCGGTGTATTGAACTGAAAGAACTCTTCCCCGTCTTTATCCATCAGCATTAGATTCTGATTATTTCTAAGCTGTGAAAACATCTGCGAGCGCATAACCAGTTGCGCCATCCCCTCCTGTCCGCCCTCTAATAATATGTTTTCCATATTGGTTTTGAGGCCGGTAATTGAAAACGAATGGATTAAGTCAGACACGCTGTCAACCGTGCGCTGCCACCGCTCCACATAGGGCTGCATCAGTTGCAGCATAGATACGCCGCTAAAGTTATATGCTGGCTTCAGCATATCCGGCACAGGGCGCATAATTAAAGTCATCAGTCGGTCAGCATGAATTTCTTTACCAAGCACAAACCATTTAGAGGGCACAAAAAAATCCGACTCAGTCGGATCGGTAGCGTTATACATGCTCGGCGTCGACCATATTGGCTCAATCAACCTGAACCCTTTAAGACATCCCTTGCTAAGAGAAGTACCATTCACCAGTAGCGGCAAGCCGGTTTGGTTTTCATGCCCTTTGATATCGATAAACAGTTGCGAACGTCCAAAAATCATTTCTGTCTCTATATGGCGACGCATCAAGTCACGGACGCCCAACACCTTTATGCGCTGCTCAATCTCGCTAATTTTATCGGCGTAATCCTTATTGCTATCGCCTTTAATCTTAACCTCCCCCCATTCCCGCGTCATCTCGTTTGCGGTAGTTTCTGGGACGCTCCGATAATCGCTGGACTGAGCCATCCATGCCAGCTTTGGGTAGCCGGGGAATGAGCTGTAAAACTGAGGGTCTGAATTGGCAAACGCTGCTATGCCTGCACATGAATCCATAGCAATAGCCGGCTTTTTGTCTGGTGGCGTCACAAACCCCGGAATAGTCGGTATTGTGTAGCCATGAGCTTTCTGTTTTTGCTCAGCCAACATCGCTAAAACCGCTGCCGATAATTCCGCGTTGCGTTTTCCAACCTTGAGTTTTTCAGCCTCCAGCCGATTAGCCTCCTCCTGCGCTGCAATTAGCCGTTCTTGCTGTTTGCGTTTTTTATTCCATTTCCACATATCAAAATCCACCTAAAACCGCAGGATTAATATTCAATCCGGTTTGAACTGGCGCAAACGCCATAATCAGCGCATCCGCACGGTTAGGAGAGGGAATACCGCGCTTTTTCATATCTTTCTTACTCTCCACCTTAACCCGCCCATTCTGGTCATAATCAACCTGAGGGCGGCTTAATTCGGCTTTTAAGTAATCAATATCCTTGATGCCGCCATCCAGACTAATTAGCTCATCAGCAGGATATTTATCGCCATGTTCAACGGCGCGCCATGTTTTATAAAACCGGTCGCGAACAATCCACCATGCTTGCGCCTTGATATTAGCAAACATGTCCTTGTTCTTTTTGCCCGGCATGTACAGCGATTCGGGCTTGTAGACCTTGCCCCCTGCATTAAACCCTACCGTTTGAATGCGTCCTTTCTTGCGGCTAAACTGGGCTTTTACACCAGCGCCTACGCCAATACTGTCAAACACCACTTTATCAATATTGGCTTCTAATGCATCCTGATATACCTTATCAGCAGAATAGATGACATCCTGCCCGCGCCACTCGTCCATGCTGAACACAATTGAGCCATGACGCCCTACAGTTGCATTAGCATCTTCACCTTCGTCAGCAACGTCAAACCCTAAAATACGCTTGCCAGCCGCTTCAAATCCAAGTTTTTTGTGAGCATTAACCGCAGCCTCAATCCAGCTTGGTTTAATAATGGCAAGTTCACTATCAGCAACTGGCTCACCAAGCCATGTGTGCCTGTAAAGATCATAATCCCGCCGCTTATCCTCTTCCATATCTGCCGGCAGCGGCGTGTCATAAAAATATGGATTTACATCGTAATTTGCCTTGAGCACAATACTGTCTGGCTGTGGGTGAACTATAAATCTCTGATAAGTATCATCCAGCACATTCTTCGGGTTGAAGCTAACCCATATTTCTGCATTTTTATCCCCGCGGATTGAGGGGATTAATACATCCCACGAATCTTTTGTAACCGCCTCGGCTTCTTCAACCCAGCATATCCCTACTCCTTGAATAGATTTAATTTGGGTGATGTTGTTTTTAATCCCATAAAATACAAATGACGCTCCTGTAGCCAAGTGAACTATAGTCTGCTTTTGAATATCAAATTCATTAGTGTAACCAAGGCGGTCTATTGTCTCGCGAAGAAGTTTGTAAACTGAATCACTTATTGATCCTTGGAATTCGCGCGCGCACAAAATAACCGTTTTAATTCGTCTGGCTGTCTCAATAGCCAATTCAGCAAAAAAGTATGATTTCCCACTACCTCGGCCGCCATAAGCTACTTTATATCGTGCTCTTTTAATGAACGGCTTAAAGTATGGGTTTGCCATTTTATTTAAATATATCCTCTAAAGATTTAGTTTCTACTTGAATCCCGCCGCTTATAGCCGTCTCTTGCTTATCTGAATAACCATGCTTGGTTAGCATTAACTTCGTAATTGTTGAATTAAAATCACCGGTCAGCCCTCCATCAAGAAGCAGCATTTCTTGCGCAGTGCCAATATTTGCCAAGATGTCAGAAAATTCAGGGTATACACGCCCCCATTCGTAAACACATTCGCGGCTAACACCAAGTGCAAACGCCAAGCCTGCAATTGACGGAATGGCATTCCCTTGCTTTTTATATTCACCACAAAGGTATGCTTGTGCGCACGCAAGAACTTTGTCGCTATACTTACTTGGACGGCCTAGTGCAGTTTTCTTCTTTTTCATAATATTTATCCAATAAAAAAGCCCACACGCATATGCGGTGGACTTGTCTTAATTTATTACAGGATTAGTTATCGTCTAACCATCAATCATATTCGTCACCATTAACTGGTCGTTGCTCATTCATTAGAGAATATATAAGTTCCGCTATAACTGGGGAGTAAAGCATTTTAGCTAAAGAATTCTCTAAGCTCTTTCTGTTTTTTGCGACAGCGGTAAAGTTTGTACGGGATTTGGAGTCATGCAGATATGAAATACGAACAGGATAACCTCCAAATTTTGTTTCAAATTGCACTAGATCTTGCCGCCCTTTTGTTTCTGCATTTTCTAAATCAATCCAGAAATAGTCACAACCCTCAAAATCATACGATCCTACCCCCTTCGGCGTCCGTACTTTTAATAGTCCATTAGTAGCAGCTTCTAATTCATTAGCAAGTCGTTTCACTACAGCAAGTATTTCTTTGCGCTCACCCTCTCTAGCTTTTGCCGCAACCCTCCCTAAAGAGGCCAAACACACCCGCTCAAAATCCACCATCGTCATATAACAACCCCAAATAAAAAGCGGACTAGCATCTAACTAATCCGCTGAATATTAATTAATCCCTTTGCTTGAGCTATGTCGCCGTCTTTTCTTAAATTCAAATGCCCAACAAAAAACCCGCCTGAGGTGGGCGGGTTGAAAGATTCAAAAATTGATGTACATAAAAGGAGATTTTAAGAAACAACATTCTTGAACAAGATTTATCTTAAGTCTTATCCGAAGAATAGCTGAATCTTACTTTTTTTCCCCGCCCTTTTCAAGCTAAACTCATTGATAAAAGATAATATTTACTTATTTTTACTTACAATACTACCCATATCTGTTTCGAGCTTAATTATGCACTCGTTATAGATTTGGTTAACCACCCTTTTTACCTTAGTCAGTTTTCTGTGCAATTTGCCTTTGCTCCAATCAAAGCGATCTTGAATATCCGGCTGTTTTATTTTGTGCAAAAACAAATGTTCCAATAAAGTATCGCACTCCAATATCGTCAGATCATCTGTTTTACTAAGAATGTAGCTGGTTAAATCAACAATGCCAGATAAATCATATCCATACATTGCATTAATTAGGCTCCACTCAACATCATTTAGCACTTCTTTTGCACGGCATAAAATCATTGCGCTATTTGCATGCCAATCGTGCTGACTTAACCCTGAGCAGCAACGATCAACAACCCCTTTGCTTTTAATCCATTCCTCAATTCTTGCCGAATTGCTTTTACCCATAATCAATGTGTTTTTAATATAAAACGCCTGACACAGTATTTCATCAACTGATTCCCAACACATTGAGGCGGTGCTTTTGATTAAATTAGCTGTACATGTCATATTTTCTCCAGTCTTTAAACTTAACATCATTTTCAGCTCCCCAAGCTGTTATATACTCAATCAGACTAGCCATGCGCTTAACCCCCATCTGCGCCGTCGATTCCCTTAGATTGATAACCTCACCCTCTAGCCCTATCGCCATTTCTGCCTGCCCGCCAGTGGCTATCCGATGGCCACTTACGAAAATCATCTTCCACTGCTCTATCGTTAGCCTCTTTCCGCTAAATGTCTTTTGTTTTGCTATATCTCCCAGCATGGCATGCAGTTTTGCATTCTGCTCATCCGATCGGGTAACGCTTCGCACTTCAATAAAAATTTCATCATGAGCATTCAGTAATTCACCCGAAAAATCCCAAGCTAGGGTCATTACATCCCGTTTATTTTTTTTGTTAATTCTGCGTTTGAATCTTTCAGTCATAGCAACTCCCGCCTTTTTTCTTTGTATAACCTCTCTATCTGGCGTAAATCATCTTTAGTGTAGTGGAGTGGCTTGTTATCAGATTCCAGCTTTTCTACAGCCTCTAATCCAATACGCTCAGCTAACCTGAGGCGATAGTTAACATGGTTACCGCTTAAATAATTGTTGCAACGCTTGCATTGCCCATGGCAGTTGTTTTCATTAAAGCGCAGGTTAGGTGCTGAGCCTACTGAACGATAATGCCCTGCATCGTAACCGTTGGGCGTATCAGGCAAGGGATTACCACAGCTAATGCAAGACTGGTGCTTATCTCTCAATCTGATAAAGGCATTAAATGCCGCCTGTGCGCGCTTCGTAAGCTGCGGTTTGGTTTCTAATGCGTGCCTGCGGGCTTTTATAACCGCTCTTTCCCGTCGTTTTGCCTCCGCCTGTGCTTTTTTGTTTGCAGCCTCACGTTTCCTTTTGTTCAAGGATATAGCGCAAGCTGAACTGCAAACAATCTGTAATGGGCGCAGCTTTTCAAACTCTGCACCACACCAGCGGCATTTGCGCTTGGGTAGTTTCCTTGACTGCTTCATTTCCTCGTCCTTAATTTTTCAGCTCGCATAAGTTCTTGGCAGCGTTTTTGTCGCTCAGCATCTTTTCTGGCTATCCACTCTTCCCGCTGTCTTCTCTGCTCGTCCTCTATTGGCTCAAATTTGCCTTTTGGGCATTCCCTGCAATAAGAGAAATATTTCCATCTCTCATCAAACCGACACCAGCCCCAACCGCCTTGTTTTATCAATTCATCGGTGACGTATTCGCCCTTGTGATTTTTTTCTTTCAGTATCCAATGACAACAAGCTACGCAGGTACTCATATAACCACCTGCTTTGGATTTTCTCCCTCAAGCACCGCCTCAATTTCATTTAAATACTTCTGAGTAACTGCAAATTTAATATCGACTTCGGCGAGAAAATCAGTGAGTTCAGCGATCCTTTTTTTAAATTCTTCAATATCTGTATCATCGGTAACGATATCTTTGAATTCATTAAATGACGCCTTTATGCCCTTAAAATATGCAGCCTGCACTAATGCTATCCATTGAGCACCCTGATAATCTCCGATAGATATGAAGTGCTCGATTTTTTCCGACGTCCCAAATAGATCAGCATTCATCTCTTGCCCTCCTTGTCCATATTTTCTAAAGATTTAGCCCCAATAAGAATGATAGGAATTGGGAAAATCCATATCAGCGAAAGAACTAAAAATGAAGATAAATATTGGAATGCCATATAGAAATTTTTCGCCGCAGCTTTAATGTCGTTTAACATGCCCTTAGGCACATAAAACAACCACGTGTGCGCTGCCTCTTTGATATATTTAATTTTCATTTTTTACCTCTGCGCTTCTCAACATCCCGAATGAATGCCCTTATAGCCTTTTTATTTTTATTTTTCTTCATCTCGTACCAAACAATTGGAATTACCAAAAACGGGCAAAACAGCATAAACACCGAGAGAATAGGAGCAAATACGCCGTTGCCTTCTATAAATTCTTTAAAGGTTATGAGCCCATCCCGGATAGGCGTAAATATTGCTTTTAATGTGTCTACCCATAGGAATGCCCATGCGAAGAAAGCTATTTTTAAGTTATTCATCAGTAAACCCTTTTTTGTTTCTCAACATGCTTTATTGCCCAAGAAATAATCAATAAAAGGGAAAACGGGATAATTACAAAATATACAAAAAGAATAAACCAGCCAAAAACATCAAGGGTATTGACAGATAAGGCAGTTGCAAATATTGGTGTTATCGTCGATATCCATAAAATCACAGCTACCCAGAAAATCAATCTTGGCATTATTTTTTCTATCAACTGCGTTAACATAAGCTTCAATTTATCCACGATACGACCCCCAGTTAAAACCAAGAATTAAGCCACCACCCTCTTTTAGCCTATCGAAGAGGCGTTCACCTAATGCCTCTTTAAGCTGGTTTATATTCAGATTGCTTATGAAAATTGTCGGCTTCATGTTCTGATAGCGAGTATTAACGACATCGAATAATGCGCGACTTTCTGCATCGGTTCCTGATTGAACGCCAACCTCATCAATAATCAGTACGTCATAATTTCCAAAGGCTGTAATGATTTCTGTTTCGGTGTACTCAGCGTTGTAACTCTTGGATTCTCTAACCAGCCTGTTAATTTCTGAAACACTGGTAAAACGAGCTGTACCGCCATAGTGTTTAATGACGCATAAAGCTATCGCGCTGGCGATGTGTGACTTCCCTGTACCAGTCTTGCCAATCATTGTCATACAGCGCCCAGAATGCCCCTGAGGGTCGCCAAATTCAATCAAAAAAGCCTTGGCGTCGTTAATTACATCCTGTTGCTCTTTGCAGCTCACCTGATAGTTTTTCAGTGTTTTGCCAAGAAAGCGTTTTGGAATGCCTGAGTTGCCGATTAGCTCGTCAATCAGTTTGCTTTTGCGTTCGGCAGCTTCTCGTAACTGCGCTGCTTTTTCGTCTGCAATGCGTTGTTGTTCGCGTTCGCGTTCGCACTCTGGGCATTTGGTAACGCGGCCAGATTGGTATTTCGTTTGCTGGTATTCGCCATGTGTGCTGCATATGGCTGTGCCGTGTTCTGCAACCACAAATTGCGGGTGGTTGGCAAACATGCTGCCTACCGATGTCAATCCGCTTAC